GTTCATAGTTTTTACACGATTATCGAGACTTCCCACTATACCTCGTAACGACTTCACTTGCCCGATTACGCCATCCATGATATATTTGAGTGTCAGAAACATAAAGAAACCACCTATTAAGGCAGATGCGATAGGAAACCCCAATTCATTTATTAGGGTGAATATATCCATACGGCTTTATTTATACAAAAAAGGTTTTAAAAGAGATTTTTTTTAAATTAAAAGTGGCAATCAAAGTGGCAAGAGTTTGCCATGTTCCACATAAGAAAAATCCCCGACAGTGCGGGGATTCTTTTTGCGATTGTATTTGGTCTTGTCAGGAACGACTTTCTGTCGATAGGGACTGTCCTTATCAAACAGCACTCGTGCGTGACGAGACTTTATTTTCTTTGCCTTTTGCATAATGCCCTCCTTAAAGACTTTATTTATAATTAATAGGGACTCTGCAAGTCCCTTTGGATTTCCTCCCAATGCTCTAGGGCAGTTGTCATTGCCATAGGGATTAGGGATTTATCACGGAAGAATGCTCTCTCCACTTCAGCAACAACTACCTCACGAGGTTCGTTGTAATTGCTCTCAGCAATCTCTTGGCATTCGTAAACAAACTGTCCCATTCTACTCATTGTGTCACCATATTCATTAAAGAGGTTGTAAAGATTAGGATATACAATCCGTAGATTGCTCCCGATAATCGTGCGTACTGTTCTTGTGTCATCATATTAATCACTCCTTCGGTGAAATTTCATTACGGATAATTGTGTTAACTAACTCTTCGGCAATCAGTGACTTACCACCAATGTGCCAAGGGTAAAGTGTATAGGGGATACTACCAGTACACCAGTTGTAGATGGTGACGATCTCGGTCTTAGTATCAGTGGGGTCATCAGACAGTGGGTTTTGGTACTCAACCTTCATAGACCATTCACAGTTGACTTTCTCGTGACGACCCATATCTACATAGGTTGGTTCACCCAGAATAGATACTAACTTGTCATAGGTGGTGTTGGTAGTGCTTTGACGGGAAGTCCTGTCAGCATTCACATCAGTGGTATATTCAATAATATTCATAATCATTCCTCATTCTCAATACAAGTATTATAGCACGAACGAACAAGGTTTGTCAAGGATTATTTTAAGTATTATCACCATCTCGATATTTAATATCAGACTTATCAAATATCTTTCGTTTGGCACGATTCATCCACCCACCCTTCTCCCAAGGGAGGGGGATTCTCTCCCCCTTTATCTGCTCTTCCTGTACATGGGCACCGACCCATAGAATCGCAAACCCAGTTAAAACGACACACAACCCTATGAACTGATAAAATAACTCTAACATAATTACCTACCATTCACATCATGTACATGAAGTTGGATGATTGCGTAGTGTAACACCTTCATCAAGTCAGCACGATTGTAACCATTCTTGTTACCATACCGTTGTGCGTACTTCATAATGTTACCGATACAGAAACCATCACCATGACCACCATCAATAATAAACTCAGTTGCTTGAAACCTATTCTTGGAGTAGTGTTCTCCATAGGTTCCGTCAATGTAATCCATTAGTTCGGTCATTGCCTTGTCTTCGGCATACTTGTAGTCAATATTATTTTTTGTTGTTCCTTTCACGATTTTCTCTCTCAGTTAAAGTTATATAATTGTACAGTATATCACCCCTATGGGTAAAAGTCAAGTACTTGTTTCCATTTCATAAATCAGGTCTTGGATTGCTTCGAGTGCTTGGTCTTCCCTCTCACTATATTCCCCATAGGGAAACTTGAACGCAAGGGTAAACCTCGGACAGTTAGTCCAAGCAGTATGCCAACAATGATGTTCGGGTTCGTCTACACGACCAAACCGATACCACCTTGCTTGCCACCCCTTAACATCTTTCTCTGTGATAATCTCATCCTTCTCTTTATCATAATAAGAGAAGTGACCATCACCGTCTTCTGACCAAGTGATAATTATCTGGTAACCATGTGCGTTCCAGTTCGTGTGCCAACCCACATACCCATTGGGAGGATAGTAGGATGTCAGGGAGTTACCCTTGGCACCAAACATATGAACCAGTTCACTCTTAGTCAACATCTTCAATGGTTCAAATATCTCAGGATGAGACTTTGCTCCGTGGGACACTTGAAACCCATATGCGTGTTCGGGAAACCCGATATGGTCAGCACCCTTCTCAATCATCTCTTGAAGGTGCTGTGGTTCGCAATAGTACTTACCTCGTCCGATAGCAACTCCACCCTCGTTTGCCGACAACTCAGTCATCAGTTCACGATGAACCAGAAACCTCTCAACAGTATCGTCAAGAAGTTTCAGAAAGTCCTTATTGCGAATCGTTATCTCACTCATCAAGTGCCTTAACTATGTCAGGGAAGTGTTGACCAATAACATCCCAACACTGGTCTGCCACGATCATATGCTCCTTCTGTGTGCCATTTGCTCGTCTCAGGTCACAGTAGTGAATCCAACTGCGTAGACTACCTGCCATATACAAGGTTGTCTCGGTCAGACCTTCGGGTAACAATGCTCGTGCCTGTTCCTTTGCGATACCCATCTTCAACGCACCTTCGTATTCCTTCTTAGCATAGTTACGAACCCTTGCTTGAGATCGGAACCATTCGTCCTTGAGATGTTGGTCATCGGTCACAATAGAGTTCTGTCGGTTCTTCTCATCTTGGGTTCGGGTCTCACGAACCACATTAATGTTCTCACTCACCGCATACCGTTGGGAGAACTCTTGGAATGAAAACGAACGATGACGGAGAATCTGCCGTGCGATATCACGAGTAGTCTTGATCTCCATTGTCATATGAACCATCTCAAATGGTGACCAGTGATTCTCACGCATCAGGTAACGCAACAGTTTTGGTGCGGTCTCCTTGTTTGACTGATTAGTAGGATTACTAACTCGTGCGGTATAGGCAATCAATTCTGCCGCAGTATGACAGTCCGTTGTTGCGTTTGGTTTGCTCAATGCAATTAGTTGTACACTACTCATTTATTTTTTTTCTCCGCATCTAGGAATCCCGCATTGGTTATGATTGTGGGTACGATCAATGCCATATGAACACCGATTGATACAGGGATACTATATCCAACAAACCCCATATAGTATATGGCAATCAACCCAAAAAAGGCAGACCACATAACAAACAGTGCCATCAACAGGTAACCCTGTAGGACAGGGTCAGGAATAAACCTCAGTGGGTTAAACCTCAAGTCCATTACACTACGATACATATCAACTATTTCTTTACTCATCTTCTATTACCTCATATTCATGGTGCGTTATATTTATCCCATCAACAACTTCTTCAATTTCAACATCACTGATCGTCAACTCGTACTTTTCTCGCATATACTGCATTACTACTCTCGCAGTTGCCTTACTTCCAAGATCGATTCCTTCGTCTCGTCCCTCGTCCTCACCATCCACAAATCCCTGTATCTTTCCAAACCAGAAAGAACAAAACATTAGTACAGTAGTGACAACGGGCCATCCCCAGTACAATTCCATATTACATCCTAAAGTTTTTAAAGTTTTCTGCTTTCATTCTCTGACCAGACGAACTGTTATCAAAGACTGGTTTATCGTCCCATCCCTTGTCAGGGTCAGCACTAGGTATCATCTCCTCGTCATCATCATCGGTCAGTCGCATCTTACTACGATCAACTTTGATGGTGAACTTCTGGTTTGCTCCAGTCGCATCGTTGTAACGATTCTTCAACTGCTTAACCATGATCTTACCAAGGTTATTTAGTTCATCATTAGTGATCAACGCAAACATCAGGTCAGCAGTAGCAGGTAGACCGAACGACTCAGAAGTATCCTCCAGACCAACATCATCATTACCATAACCAGATCGGGTAGTCTGTGTCGCAGACATAATAGGCACATTGAACTCAACCGCAAGTCCACGCAGTTCCTCGGCAATACTCTTGATGTAAGAGTAAGAGTTGATAGCACCACCCATACCCTTCATTCTGGCAGACGCACAGATGTTCAGATAATCAACAAAGATAATCTCAGGGATAAAGTTCTTCTTCAACTTCATCTCATTCAACAGTGCTCGGAAGTGTGAGGTATTTGCTTGACCAGTAGGATACTCCTTGATGATCAGTTTACCTTGGGTCTTTGCGGCAATCTGCGATACCTTGTCGGTGAACATATCCTTAGATAGATGTTCCAACTGACTGATATCAACATTAAGTAAGTTCGCATCAATCCGTTCTGCGATTCTCTCTTCTGCCATTTCCATAGTAATGTACAGTGCGTTCCTACCCTGCGATAGAGCAGATGCCGCCATATGACACATGAACAGAGACTTACCAACACCAGTACCCGCAAGGGCAATGTTCAGTGATTTGTTAGTGAGACCACCCTTGGTGATCTGGTTGAACATATCAAGGTCAAATGAGATGCGTTCTTCTTGCTCGTGATAGAAGTCATAACGACCCTCCACATTCTCCAGATAGTCGTGACCGATGTTTGTATCAAAGGTAACACCCAATGCCTTAGATAGTACATCAGGGATTGCGTTCTTGTGTAGGGTTGCGTGTTTGCCATCAATGATAGAGATAGACTCCATCACCGCATTGAAAACAGCACGGTCTTGACACCACTTCTCGGTGCGTTCAATTAACCACTCAAGATTCTCAGGTTCTGGTGTGAACAAATCATGGAGCAGTTCATTTGCTCCACGATAGTTCTCATCACCCATCTCAGATGCACTCTCGTCCATCTCAATCTTGAATGCTTCTAGGGAAGGTAGTTTGTTATACTTGGCAACAAACTTTGTTACTTCTTTAAACAGTCCTTTGTAGACACCTTGGAAATAGTCGGGCGTAAGAAACGCACCGACCTTTCGCATGTAGGGGTCATTGGTTAACAGATTCCTCAGTATCGTCTGTTCCAGATTGATGTTCTTCATTATATAACTCCATTTCTTCGTGCATCTCATCAGTTGCCATTATCTCATTGGTCTCCTTATCTTGTGCGACAAGGGTACCATCACTAACTGCAACTTCCAGTAAACTAGTAAGTATTCTACCAGTAAACTCTTGTAAAGTCAAGTCATTTGTTGTCAAATCAGGGTCTGGTGTTGAAACAATTCCGAAATTAAAACTAATCTGTTCTTCGTTCTCAACCAGTTCGATCACATCAAACGCAATGACAGTCTCAGGAAACTCTTCTAAGAGACGAATATTCCACCCGTGTTTATCTTCGGATGGAATAATCTCATAATGGACATTTTCACTCAACTTGGTTTCTATATCATTATTCATTGACAATATCGTCCATTGATACAAGTGATTTTTTGGTGATAGAGTACTGTTTCTGTAGGAAGTCTTTGAAGTCCGTACCATTCCAGATAGGTTCCCAGAACTCATCCTTCAGAGTATCCTTCTCTCGAACCTTACCCTCTACCATCTCTCCAGTACTTCGATCAACTCGGCAATACCATCCATTAGAAGGTTTAGCAACATAACCGCCAGCAAGAGCAACATCCAACAGACCACTATTACGTTCAACACCACCTTCCCAAGAAACAGAGATAGGTATCTTAGACTTCTCTTTAACATACCTTGACTTCTCGACATTAATGACGAAATCATAACCTGTTACCTCTGTACCAGTCTTGTTCTGTCTACGACCCAGAATCCAGATGTTGTCGGCACTGTAGTAAATACCAGTACCACCACCTACGATGTCTTTGGGGAATAATCCTATTTCCTTATAAGTGTGGTTGACGGCAAGCATAGGGATATTCTTCATAGTCAGATATGGAGTACACATCCTAAAGAGACCCTTCAATGCTTTAGCACGGGACATATCTGCCACCGACTTCTCGTTAATCGCATCCTCTAACTCTTTCTTGGATGCAAGGTTACCAATTGAATCAATGACAATTATTACATCATCTTTTCTGTCGATGTTCTCAAGTTGTGCAATTAAGTCGAACTTGAGTTCCTCGACATTGGCAATGGGGGTGTGTAACACCCGTGATGTGTCAATACCGAACTGCTCAAAGTAAGATTGGGGACTACCAAACTCACTATCATAGAACAACATTACAGCATCCTTCTTAGACTTCAAATACGCACCTGCCATAAGCAGTGCGAAAGATGTCTTGAAGTGCTTGCTCGGCCCTGCTAGGACTGTTAGTCCCGGTGTGACACCACCGTCAATACTTCCTGCCAATGCGACATTCACCATCGGAACATCGGTTGGCACCATATCTTTCTCGTTAAAGAACTTGCTATCAGACAGAATCTCCGTTGTCTTGATCTTGCTGTTCTTCTTTAGTTTGTCCATCATACTTGACATTATTTGACTCCTCACGTTCATCTAGTTCATATTGTTTTCTATAACTGTTGTTAATATTAACACACTTATCAATTAAAGTCAAGTCCTTATCGAATAAAGTAAATGCCTTACAGTCTTTGGGGAAACACGCACCACCGAATCCACGTTTACCATCATATCCCGGTACACGAGTATGACCCAAACCAATTCGAGAGTCTCTACCAATAGCATTGACCACTGTCGGAAAGTTGCTACCAAACTTGTCAATGGCATCGTATAGTTGGTTGAAGAAAGTCACCTTGGTTGCGAGATATGAGTTTACACCATACTTAATGAATGATGCCTCTACACCACTACAGAATAGAAACTCTTTGGCAGTACACAGACTGTACACCTCGTAGAGTTGTGCCAATCCCTGACAGGCATGAGGATGACCACCGATCACATGATAAGGTGCCATCACAAACTGCTCCTTGGCATTTGACTCGGTCAGGAACTCAGGGTTGATAGTCAATCGTTTCATGTCATCTTCAAACACAGACGAATACAGACGATCCACAATATCTGGTGTGATTGTTGATTTGACAACAACACCACCCTCGGTATGCTCCAAGAGTTTCAATACAGCATCTTCTACAATAGACGCATCCACAAACCCACTATCAGACATTGGAGTCGGAGCACAAACAAATGTTATGTGTGGTTGCCAATCCAATAGATCATCAATGGTAGTACCGTGTTTGGGGTCTACATAAAATTTCGCAATGTCTTTGTGAGTGAATGCGTAGTCCACCGCACCCCCTACAAATCCATGCCCAACAATACCCATTCTTAACTTAGGCATTTCACCATTTTCATCAAGTTCAATACCATCGAACTCTTCTGTGTTTTCTTCTTCGTTCATATTTTATCCTTTATATCCATAGTACTCTTTAAACCATCGAACAAATGCTTCTACACCCTGCTCGATATTCACTTTGGGTTTATACCCCAATTCTCTCAATTTACCTGTGTTACTCCAAGTCTCTAGAGTATCAGCAGGATGTCTAGGTGCCAGAATAACTTCTGGTTCCTTTCCAACTTCCTTA